CCGGCCCGATCTGATGCGTGCATCATCGCGGCAATCTCATGCTCGTTCGCGTCGATCATTTTTTCCATGTTCCTTTCGCTTTCGCATTATAACATTTCTAATTGTTTAACGGTTGCTGTCCACCGGCCTGGGCATTGTTGGGCATCCCACAGGGCCACCATGGCCCCTGGCGTATTTTGAGGCCGGTTATGATTGCGCGCCACGTCGGTGCTATCAACGCTGGCAAAAGGCCAACGGTGGCCACTTAGTTGCATGCCGCGCAGCATGTGCAGATTGGGCATTCTGCGGTGTCTGACGGCCAGCTCATCAAAAGCATTGTCCATTCGTTCACGCCATTTGTCTGACAGCACCACCGCATATTCGTCGGTGCTTCCGATACAAACGCGGGGCCATTCATCTACGAGCCGAAGCAGCCGGTTCATTGGTTCATCCATGTGCCAGACTGGGGCACCTTTTTGGCCATGAGGCCATTGTCGCAGCAGCCCATCCTGGGCTTGCGAGCCTGCGTCAATTTCATCGGGGATCACGGCCCAGGTTGTGGGATAATCCAGCCACCGGTCGCACCACTCGTAATATGCTGGCCAGTTCGTGGGTTTGCCTGATTTCCAAGCCGAGAATGCACCATTGTCCAGCATTACGCTCTGGCCAATGTCATGAACGCGGCGCACGTCAGATGGGTGAGCGTGAGACACGCAGAAATGCCGCCCAGCGCATTCATAGAGCGCGGTGATCGGCGTAATTGGAGTGCCATGGTAGTGGATCATCCCCAGCGTACCTTGTTGCCTTTAGCGCCAGCTTCAGCTTTGGCTTCTGAGATAGCGCCGTGCAAAGCCCGCAGCTTAAACCGCCGCGCCACGTCCTGCACCTGAGTGCGGCTTAGGCCAAGCATCCGGCCAGCATCCATGACCGTATAGCCCTGTTCTAACAGGGGCTTAATTTGTTCAGCCCTATCAGCCATGACAGTTCTCATTCCTTATTCTCCATATCATGCAACACGCCCGTCAAAATTTGAAGCCGGTTATCTCGACATATTTACCGACGGGGCGAATTTGAATTTCGGTCGGCTGGCGCAGCGTGTTGGCGGCTTCGGTGGCGGCTTGGCTATTCGCGGGGATCGGCGCATCGCTGCGGCGCTTCCACCAGCTTTCAGCTTTCTGGCGCGGGTAGCCGATGTGGTCGAAGCAAATCCACTCACTGTGCATGGTCAGCCCGCAAACATAGCTCACGCGCATCGACGACGGCTTGCCCGGCTTGGCGTGCAGGGCATACGTCACGTCTTTGACCGGTATCCATTCTGGTTTGATCTGTGTGGATAGAAGCGCATCGGTCGCGGCTTTGGCGGCGATTTTGGACGCGGGCGGCGGGAATTCAGATCCGCAAGATACGCAATGCCGTGCGGCGGCGTGGTTGATGGTCTGGCATTCCGAGCAGACCCTGGTGGGCGCTTCGCCCGGCACGTCTGATTTCTGATTTCGCTTCCCATCCACCTTGTCGATGGGGCCATGCCGCGCGGTGTTGCCTGCGAAGTCCAAAATCAAGCAATCATCCTTGCCTTCCGCCAGCCGTGTGCCCCGACCGACCATCTGGATATAGAGGCCGACGCTGGCGGTGGGGCGAAGCAGCACGACCAAGTCGGTGCCGGGGGCATCAAAGCCGGTAGTGAGGATGTTGGCGTTGGTGATGCACCTCAGCCGCCCAGCCTTGAAAGATGCCAGGATGGCGGCGCGTTCACCGTTCGGTGTGTCGCCGGTCACGGTCTCAGCGGAAATGCCATGCGCGCGGATGGCGTCACGGACGTGGCGGGCGTGATCCACCCCGGAGCAGAACACCAGCCACGATCCACGGTCTTTGCCGTGCTCGATGATTTCATCCACGGCGGCAACGGTGATTTCGTCCCGGTCAACGGCGGCCTCGAGGTCTTTGGCGATGAATTCCCCGCCCCGCTTTCCGACACCGGTCACATCAAGCTGGGTTGCGGTTTGCTTTGGCACCACCGGGCAGAGATAGCCTTGCTGGATCATTTCCAGCACCGACGTCTCGTAAGCGATGTCGGTGAAAACCCGGTCTTTGCCTTCGTGCAACAGCCCGGAATCCAGGCGGTATGGCGTGGCGGTAAAGCCGATCACCTTGAGCAGCCCGGCGTTGATTTCGTTAAGCTGTGCCAGGAAGGCGCGATACATGCTGCCATCGTTGCGCCCCAAAAGGTGCGCTTCGTCAATGATCACCAGATCGCACCGTTGCACGCGGAAGGCGTGCTTGTGGATTGACTGGATACCGGCGAACAGGATTTGAGCGTTGATGTCCCGGCGCGAGAGACCGGCTGAGTAAATGCCCGCAGGCGCTTCCGGCCATAGCCTTAGCAGCGCAGTGAAGTTCTGTTGGATTAGCTCCTTAACGTGCGTCAACATGAGAATGCGCGTTTCGGGATAGGCTTCAATTGCCTCGCGAATGAACGCGGCAAGACAAATGCTCTTGCCGGTCCCGGTCGGCAGCACCACCAGCGGATTGCCGCTGCTGGAACCGAAATAGTTATAGAGCGCGTCGATGCTGGCGCGCTGATAGGGACGGAGGCTGATGGTCATTTCTTGTAGTCCAGAGCGTCCTGGGCGTCGTCCCGCCAATTATTACCGTCGGGCATGGTGTACATTACCCAGTCTTCGCCCGCGTCGATCTGATCACCATGGACCAGGGCGGGAATATACAAATGCGCCACGCAGCCGGTGCGCTGTGCGTCGGGTGGGATAACCTCGACATGCCGCGCGCAGAACCACTCGCCTTCGGGGGCCGGAGCGGAGTGTAGGCATGACCGGCAGTGCCGCTCGGGCATGGCATCGCCATGACATACGGCGGCGTGATCGCAGAAGCGGCATTCGAAATGCGTGGGGTCACTGCTGATCCGCGCGGGCGGCTCGACGCTGGCGATGATCCGCGCAGCCTTGGCGACAAGGCGCAGCGCACATTCGGCATCGTATCGAATGCGTTCTTGATATAGCTCGTCGGTGTTTTTGTTCACCGCAAGATAGAAGGCGCGCTCAATTCCGGCGAGGTGCATGTAGACCTGCATCTGGGCGAAGTGCTGGGGCTTGGATTTCTCCACGCCATCCTTCTTGAGCGACGTGAAGGATTTTTCGCTGTGCGTTTTGAATTCACACACGTGCCACGCCTTGGGCGCCTCGGGGAATCCAACGGCGACGCTATCCATGCTTCCACCGAAATGCCCGCTGGCGTCGCGCAGGTTAAACTGCTGGCCGGTCTCCGGGTCCAGCGCCATCACCGTCACGCCAATGCGACGCAGATCGTGGATAAAGCGGCTTTCGGCTTGGTGCCCGGTTTCAAACAGGCGCAGCATCCGCCCGGAATGATTGGCGCGCGTTGCCCATCTCCACGAATACCAAATGGCGCGACTGCACTCCGCACCGATCATGCTTGCGCCTAGGTGGTTGCGATAGCCGGAACCCTGCTCGGCGGCGTAGGCGTCGTAGATCGCAGAGACGGTTTTGTCTTCTTTTGGTGGCAATTCGATTATAGTAATTCCCCATACGTTTATAGGCCGGGGCGTTTCCGCCCCGGCGCTTTGATCACTTCCGCCAGGGCGGGACGCCACCAGCGGCAGGCGCTGCGGGCCTGGGCGCGGAAGGCGGCGGGGCCTGCCGGGAGCTAAAGCTAGACGGGGCCTTGGCGACAGGCGCATCGCCTCTGGCGGCGGCATAGCCCTTCACCACATTGCGACGACGCTGCTCATCCGGCGGGAGGTCTTTGTCCCGATTGTCCACTTCCACCGCCACGGTGATTGTCATGGGCAGGAAGTGAATTTCCTCACTATCCGAAATGTGCTGCTTGCCGATGGCCAAGCAAATAGCGGAAAGCGTGCGCAAGGCGATTTCCTGCGCTGTGGGGTTGGGATTTTTGATGTTGAGATTGTCCCAAACCCGGCGCCCCTTAGAGGGGCCGTCGATGATTTCGAGCGTCAACTGAAGCATCGTCCCGCCTTTGGCGGTATCCTTCATTACGCTTTCGATCACCTGGGCCGGGTAATTGCCCGGGGGCAAATTGTCGCGGGGCTGTGCGGGCTCGACGCTGGTGGCGTCAAAGGTTTCACCGAGAAATGCCATTGTCGTTTACTCCTTGCTGGTTGCGAAATAGGGAATGTGCTGGGCGATGGTCGGCCACATCTGTTCTGGATCATCCGGCAGAGAGATGGCTTCCGGCATCCGGTAGCGATTTTTCGCCAGATGAGAGGGGCGCTCGGTAGTGTACAGCACGCGCTGCCCACCACCGACCCCTCGCGCCCGGCTGTTGGGGTCTTTCTTGTCGTCCTTCACCACCGACACGCGGTAGTTCATAAACCACACGCAATCGACGTGCTCCTGCACCAAGGCGCTCGCCGCCTTCTGGAGTTTGGGAGCGTAGCGGTCGTAGGCTTCCACCTCGGGGCTTTCAAACCGCTTCGGTTCTGTGTGAGCGATCATGGCGATGGTCATTTTGCGCTCGTCGCGGAGCGCGTTCAACCCATCCAGAATGCCGCGCCATGTGTCCAGAGCGGCGGCGTAGCCCTTGCCGTAGCCGGGCTGCTCGATGTCCTTCCAGTTGTTCAGGCGGCAGGTCTCGACCCATACCAGCGGTTCCAGCCAATCGAGACTGTCGAGCACCACGGTCTCAAATTCGTGATCCTCGCTGTAAAGCGAGGCGATGGATTCCATCACCTCGGAATAGCTCTTGAGCAGCCCAAAGGTGGGCATGTCGATCATGCCGAGACCGTCTTCGGTCTGGAGGATCACCGGCCTGGGCATGCCCGCGCCAAGCGATGTTTTGCCGATACCATGCACCGCATGGAGCATGATGCGCGGAGCCTTCACCTCCGTACTGCGGCGCAGAGACGCCATTGATATTGCCATTGTTTTTCCTTTCCTAAAGACGCCCGAGTTGGGGCGCAAAAATGTTTTTACAGCATGAGGCGCGGGGAGCGCAATAGGCATGCGCCAATTTTATTTGATGGGCCGCAGCGTTAGGTAGGCATTGCCTTCCCGGTCGGCATCGCGCTCGACCACCAGCCGCTGGCACAGCCTGTCGTTGGTGATGGCACCACCGGCTTGGCAGGCGTCGAGCAGTTGCTTGATCCGGTTATCGACGTCGCCGCGCATTTTCGGCAGTTCGATGATCGCCTCAAACGGAACGGCGATTTGCTTATGATCGCGTTGGACAGAAACTTCCCAGCGCGCTGCATTCGCCCAAGTTTTAGACGCCGCCCGCTTGATCAGCTTTGCGCCTGTGCGGGTGCGAACCGGCACCCACGCTTTGTTGATGCTAGGCGGAAGCGGCAAGATTAACGTGATGTCGTCGTCGTTTACCACGCGGGATCAGGCGTGTGTTTAACGGCGTCAATGAATAGGTCGGGCCGCACGGTGCTAGGGTGAATTCCCAGGGCGCGATGCAACGCCGACAGCGCCTTGGGCGGCACGCCTCGGCGTCGCCAATAATGCACACGCTGGCGTGAGTAACCAAGCTTTCGCGCCACACCCATCGTGCCGCCAGCGGCATCAATTACATTTCGCGCCAAAGCGGCAAGATCATACGAGTGTTCCATAGCAGAATTGTAAACCTCATGTTGACACGATGCAAGAGTGTGTTGCTGCTTGCATCACAAAATCCGGTGTGAGATAAGACGGCACACTCTCCATGTGGTTGGTTCCTTTCCTTTTGTAAACTTTCCGCCTCGGCTCTCACGCCGGGGCGGTTTTTTTTTGGCTCGTTATGTAAACGAAAGCCCAAAAACATTAACAGGTTGCGCCGTTATGTTAGTTTTTTGCCTCAAAACAGCTTGAGTTGATTATCCTGGCGCTTTGCCACGGATCGCACAATTTCCTCAATTTTTGAGCGCCAGCTTGGCGGATAAACGGCGAAGCAATGACTGCCCGGCCCATTTGTTTTTTTCCGCAATTCCAGCATGGGCGATTGCCCCGTGATGCTTTTATATAATTCTCGGACAGCAGCGCCCACCTCCCATGTGTCTTCTGGGATTGGCTCAAATCCAAGATCAATAAACACATCGACCACGGTGATGTATGTGGCGAAATTTGTTCTACTCATGCGCCTTTCCTTTCGTAAGTTTTCAGTTTTAATTTACGCCGGGGCGGTTTTTTTTTCGTCAAAACAACTTACGCCGGTCGGCCTTCGACCGATGGTGATGTTGGGTTCGGCGCGAATATCCCGGTTGCTCCAGCACCAGCATTCGCCATCGGCCTGAAATACGACCCACATCAGATCATGCTCGATTCCTTGATCGATAACCAAATGAGCTAAGCCTTTGCCATGCGGCGTGCGAACAGGAATGGGCGGATTTAACTGTAGAATCATTTGTCTTTCTCCTTTATGTTGTTGTATAGTTTTTCTACCCACAAATAAAAATCTTCTTTGGTCCTGTCTAGTTTTGCAACATTGCAGTGCCGGCAACATGGATACATGTTTTCTTTTGTGTATCCATTATTTGGATCTATTCTATCGACGCCGTTATATTTATATGTTCCATTTACTTTTTTCTTTCCGGCTCTTACTCCGCTTTTAAATACTCCAGAATACTCATGTTGCGGAGGAGAGTCGCAATAATAACAGTTCAACGATGTTATTTTTACAAAATCCTCAAATGTTGGTTCAAACAAAATACCTTTTCTTTTGCATTTATTTTTGTAACTATTGTAAACGCATCTCGCAGCGGCAACGCCTTCTGGCTTTAAGTTCGGCGCTTTCCTGCTGGTCGGATGTTGATTACATCCGCAACTAAGTATTGGTTTTTTTTTACGAACCACATGATCTTTTCGCGCGGTAAACTCAGAGCCGCATTCGCCACAATTGCAACGAACAAAGTTCCGAGAAATTCCTGAAATTTTTACGGCTCCAAGTTCTTCTAATATTGTTATTGCCATGCGTAGCTTTCTTTTGTTAGGGCTGCGATTACGCGCTATTAAAGACTACATACCCCTCGTAGTCAACCTTCATCACCATCTGCGCCATGCCCTTGCCAAAGGGTGTACAGCATGGACATGGACTAGACCTAGGGGCAACCACTCATGGCTTCATCTCCGGGTCTATATCCAGCAGATCAGCATCCATCTCAGCCAGATCAGACAGGGCTTTTGCCCTGCGCTCTTTTCCCAGGGCAGTGTGGATGCTTGATGCGATACCTTTCGCTGCTGCTTCAGCATATTCCAAAGCCTCCCGCATCCGCTTGACATCAGCGCGCAGCCACTGGAGTTCTGCTTCGTGCGCGTAGCAGACCTCCTTCCAGTGTTCGAGATCGAAGTCTTTTGCTGGCTCGCTCATGGCTTCACCTCCAAGGCTGCGCGAACGGCGATGCCTAGCGGCGAAAGCTGTATGTCCCAAACTTCGCGGGAATCTAATGCGAGCGGCGTTGAAGTCATCTCATCAATAAGGCCCGCTTCTCCTAAATCGACCGCTTCTGCGGTGCCAATGCAGACACAGGTCAGTAAGGCCGCGCGCTGAATATCGCTTAGCTTTGCTGCGATTTTTGCAATGTCGCTCATGGCTTCACCCCCGGCGCTGCTGCGATCATGATCCGATAGGCATCAGCCCAAAGCAGATCAGTGTGAGAAGCCCAATCTGCGCGAAGAACCGCTTCCATCATTTTATCAGTCGGCTCAACAGGCACTACCGCCCACCCTGCCGCGCGGATGGCGGCGATGGTGGCTTTAGCTGCGCCATCATCCGAACATCCAAACTCCCAAAGTGCCCAAGCTATCGCCTCGATCAGTTCGGCTTCGTCTTTTGCTGGCTCGCTCATTCCACAATCCCCCAATGGCTAATGCTAACAGGCTCTTCCGTCCCCGGTTCCCACCAGCGCAGCAAGGCGCGGATGGCGGCAGGCAGTTCCATGTCGCGGTTATACCGGCGCATTTCCTCCGGGTATTCGTCTCGATAAGGATACGATCCGGTGGCATTTTCCGCCAATTCCTCGGCGGCTTGCTCCATCAGGGGGCGCACCTGCTCCAGCCTCTCCCGCATCGCCTGCAACATCTGCATATGCTCGCGCAGGCTGTCGGTGGCACCCTCGATGTAATTGGCGGCGTCGTTCAGCAATTCGCCTTCGGGCGAGCCACGCAAATCGTCAGATAGATCGCGCAGGCCAGCGATCATCTCAGGGATGGTTCGCATCTTGTTCATACCCCCGCCTCGATCCGCATGGCGCTGGCAAGGTAGTGCTTGGCCAGCACCTCGCGCCCATACGCCATATGCTCAGCGGCGATGGCTTGAAGCATGACAGAAACGTGAGCATCAAGCGCATCTGGAATGCCAAAATCGCCATGGCTACTGCGAGCAATGGTCATCGCAATCTTGTTGGCTTCCTCCCGCATTTCTTCAGAATATTTCAGGTATTGGGCATCGACCGGCGTAACCGCCATTTGCTGGAAATCTTTCATCACAGGAACCCCACGACCATCGTGACGTATTTCAGATCGTGCCGGGCAGCGTCGTCGTCGCCGTTGGAACGGTGGGTGAGGTATTCCGCCACCGTGGCCAGCACCTCGCGGGCGACTTCCGGGTTGGCGGGCACGTCGCGGCTGATCTGCTTGACCCGTGCGGCCATTTCCAAATCCACCAGCTTCATAGGCATAAGGTTATCCATGTGTTTTGTCCTTTCTGATAGGGCTCATTGGCCCAGAAGTTTTTACACCCCACCCGTCAAAAAGCAAATAGGTTTTGACGGGCAGCCCGAAGTTTTTTGACGCGCTATAAAACCTAGGCTAGGATGCCAGCGCAAAGTTCGTTTGGAAAGGCGCAGAGTGACAAACCCAGTCTTACTGATCAAAGACCTCAAGAAAGAATGTGGAAGCTGCACGGCGTGCTGTTCCGGCGCGCTAAGCGGGCAGGCGCATGGCCACTTCTTTTTTAAGGGCCGCCCGTGTTTTTTTCTGAAAGAACCGGGGTGCTCGATTTACGCTGATCGGCCAGAAAACCCGTGTGTCAGCTATAAGTGCGGATACCTATCGGAAGCATTTTTTCCCGAGTGGATGCGGCCCGACCAGTGCGGGTTTATCGCCACCCAGCGCGTACATCGGTATGTCGAGAAGGTGAAGGATGGCGACACAGAACGTGATGAAGAACGCCTGATCCCCTATATGCAACTGATCGAGTACCAGGGGCCGACGTCTGCAAAGGCCCTCTGGTGGTTCATCGAGAAACATCTGGAAGGGTCAATCCCGAACATGCTGATCGAGATTGACGGCGGATATCAGCGTATGGGCTCGATGGATTTCCTGCGGGCCAAGCTTTAACCCGCAGAGCCTTACTCGCTGTAATCTTGTGGCATGATGCCTGCGGCGGTTCCGCCGATGACCCCGGCTTCACCCATGCTAAGGCGGCGCTCGCCCTGGGCCGCCCTTTCAGATGCGTTTTCGAGCACCCGCAC